ATGTTCGAACATGTACCTGTGCACCTAAGACACCAGTACAGCCTCTATGATAGAAAAGGCAAATTGGGTGTAACCACCAACAAATGTAACTTACCACACAAAGCAGTGGCGATCGATGGATTTGGCAACTGCATGGTGTGTGAATGTGATGGGTGGTTACCAATAAGTGTTTGTAACATAACAGAAGTGGATAGGTTGGAACAGATATGGCAATCTCCAAGGGCCAAACTGATTCAGGGTAGTGTGGACAAAGGCAAGTTCACTTGGTGCTCTGTGAACAGTTGTGGGATATTAAAGGGAGACAAAATTAGGCAGACACACTATGTCTCTATCAACATTGACGATAGTTGTAATTTGGCCTGCCCTAGTTGTAGAAAAACTAAAGTATACAGGACGAACGGAGACGATTTTGATGCAAGACGCAATTTGGTTATGCTATTGCTGGATCTCATCAATAAATTTGATTTACCCATCGAAATAATGATGAGCGGCAACGGTGACCCCTTTGCTTCTCTGATATATAGACCTTTGCTACTGGAGATGTTGCCAAAGGAAAATATCAAAATAAGATTCTTAACAAATGGTTTGTTGCTGAAGAAGTTAATGCCCAAGATGAAGGTCAAGAACAGTATCAAGCATCTAGACATATCAATAGACGCCGGTGATCGTGAGACCTACGAGAATGTCAGACTCGGTGGCAGGTGGGAAACACTGATCGAAAATCTTGATTACGTGAAACAAAACATGGATTGTGAAGTCACTTTGAAATTTGTGCTACAGAGGGATAATCTTGACAGCATAGATAACTTTGTTTCATTGGTGGAAAGATATAAGTTCAGAGGCAACATCATACCAATTGAAGATTGGGGGACAATGAGTAATTTTTCATCGCACAATATATTTGATGCATCTCATCCTGATCATGAAGTATTGAAGGAAAAACTAGCCAAGCACAGGAACAATCCGTCGTTATTCTTCCACGGAATTTAAAAATATCTCAACCCAAAAATGACAGCATCTTTCTTCCTACGGAACTTGATGTGTTCGTAGTCTATGATGTACACGTTCAATCTACCACCATGCTGTTCCATGATACGTTCTGTGTCCAACGGTCTGATTGTAATTCTATCTTCGTCTGGCAGTTTGGCTTTGTAACCCCACACCATTGGCCACCAGTGTAGTGGATTCACCGAGTCATAATGTTCCTTCATGATCAGCAGGAATATCACAGGTGCTATGGTGAAAGGTTCCAGCCACCATGGGATCGCGTCTATGGTGAGCCAATCTATGAAGTGTATGAATCCTGTCCACACACCCAGTATGGCCAACAGTATGCCCATCACGGGCCAGAACTCATCCTCGAAGTCCACGTCGTGGTCGTGATGAGAATACATTCTGATCTTTTGTCGTTGACTCATTTTCATATAAAGTATATAGTTTTATACATAATTACAAATACATAATTTGTTGTAACGCTCCCATGGAAGTTCACAACATCAACCCCTAAAAATCGATAATATGGAATTTGCTATACTATTGGCAGGTATTGTTTACGGCTTGATCATTGGCCTTATACCAGCCGCGGGAGCAACAACAGGTCTTATCACACTATTTGGAGTCATGCCTTACTTCGTGGGAGATCCCTACCTGGGCGTGATATTCTGTGTGGCAGTTGTGGCATCCTCAACAACCGGTGATTCATTTGCAGGTGTGCTGTTAGGCATACCAGGAGCCAACTCCGCGGCCGCCACGATGGTTGATGGTTTTCCCATGGCCAAGAACGGAGAGGCCACAAGGGCACTGAGTGCCGCAATCACTTCATCGACCTGCAATGGACTGTTCTGGGGATCACTCACATTTCTATTCTTGCCATGGTACACCAAAGTTGTGATTTACATGGGCATACCCGAACTGTGGGCATTGGTGCTGTTGGCATTCGTCACCGTGGGATTTGTATCCACTAGGCGCTATGTCAGGAGTGTCCTTGCTATCGTTATAGGTGTGACCGTTGGACTGGTAGGTGTTGACGTCAACAACGTTCCGAGATTCACAATGGGTTGGCGTTACCTCGAAGACGGTGTACAGATTTTACCTTACATGGCAGGACTTTTCGCCATACCAGAGCTCTGGGACGGATGGTTCAACAGGAAGAAGACCACAACGATCCGTGCGGAACACGGCAGTTGGCGTGATCTCAAACAAGGGGTCAAGGATACTGTACGATGTTGGAAGGACAGTGTGAGGGGTGGAGCAATAGGTTCCTTCATAGGACTATTGCCTGGTCTGGGTGGTGCAATGGCAGACTGGTTGGCATACGGTGCCACGGTTGCGGCCAATCCCAAAGAGAAATTTGGTGACGGTAATGTAAGGGGAGTCGTCGGTGCAGAAGGGGCCAACAACGCACAGAAGGCCTCGTCATTCATTCCAACAGTCTTGTTTGGTATCCCTGGTGCGAGTTTCGCCGCGATACTGATGGGATTGTTTCTATACCTGGGCATTGACCTGGGATCACCTGACACATTCTATGACGACAGATTATTTGACAGCATGACCTATGCGTTCCTACTTGGAACTATCATCACCGCCGTCTTATGTTATGGACTGGCATATTTCGCAGGGTGGGTGACACGTATTCCATACGTTTACTATTTCCCTTTCATACTTGCTGTGATTGTTTGGGCAACCTTACAGTACACAGGAGGGTGGGAAGACCTAGCGGTACTGACAGCATTCTCAGTATTTGGAGTGCTGTGTAAAAAATTCCAAGTCAGCAGGCCAGCACTGTTGATTGGATTCATATTAAGTGACAGGATTTACAACCTCACTTATCAACTGACATCCTTACATACTGTAGACGATCTAATCACAAGGCCCATCTTTATTTTCTTGATGGCTTGTGTTATACTGCTACTGTATTGGGGAATAACAAAGAGGAGTCGATTAGACTATGCTTAAGAAAACAATAATGACGTTGGTGTTGATGACAACAACGGCGCTGGCAGATTACAACTTGATCGTGCCACAAAAACCTTCTGGTGGAACTTCTGTGTGGGCACAGATAGTTGTAGCAGAATGGGAGAAACACCTGGGTGAAAAGATCAATCTTATCTACAAGCCAGGTGCAAGAGATCAACTGGGACCAAACGAGTTCCAAAATGAACTGAGGTTTGACGACAAGACAATATTGGTATCACATGGTGGTAACGGTATATCATATCTCGTGGAGCCTGTGGAGTACAACTACTTCGATTGGGAATCAGTTGGACACATGAACCTAAACATCATCGTGGGTGCAAGGAACAATGCAGACACGAAAAACGGACCCATACAGTTTCCATCAGGATCTGGAATGACTCCAGAGGTCATGGCCATTGTTATGTTATTGACAGGACCCGACGGTGATCCAGTTAAGACATTTGAGAACAAGATAGTATGGGTAAAAGGAATGAAAGGCTCTGAGAGAAGACTTGCATTCATAAGAGGTGACTTGAACGCTACAAGGGAAAACCCTGCCGCATACAAGAAACACGTGATGCCAGTGATAGGTAAAGGTGATGCATACACTTGGTTCCATCATGGCTTATTAAATGTTAAGACAGGAGAGCACGACGCTGATCCAAATTTCACAGAGCCAACGTTCGAAGCACTGTTTGAAAAGATGCACGGCGTGGCACCAAGTGGTGACTTCTATGATGCATACAAACTGGTCAAGAGTTGGAGAGATGCACTACAGAAAGCATTCTGGGTCAACAAGGGCAATCCAAACAAGGACAAACTTGTGGCCGCACTTGATAAGATGATCAAGGATCCAGAGTCTGTTGCCGCAATCGAGAAGAAGGTCGGCAAGTACGAATGGAGAACAGGTGCAGAGGGTGACGCCGCAGTGAGAACGCTGAAGTCATTCATCACGCCGGGTGCATTGAAGACACTGTCTGATTTTGGAAAGAATCAATTGGGTTACAATGCTGTGTACAAGGAAGAGCTGACAAAATAATGTACATACTGTTCACAGGGGCACCGGGATCAAAGTGGAGCAGTGTGGCCAAGAACATCTACAGGTCACCCGACGTTGATCAATCTGACAGCACCAGTGAAAGGACATACACCAAAGGTGTAGTAAGACACGTAGGATCATACTTTGACCCAGGCATGGAGTTTAGGAACACCAGAGACAACTGGGATCTGCCTTTCTCAGGATCCGGCAAAAGAATTATTAAGTCACACACATTCGCACACGAACTGGACGAACTTTGTACATTGGGTTATCCGATTGTTATGGTGTATCGTAATGACATCGAATGTCTCAAATGGTGGACAGATGCTGGTGGATTCAATATTTCCTACCCTGATTACAGTTATTTCAAAGATCAAGATATAATGTGGAGTAATATACAATCTGAGAACAGCGACATAATGCAGTTTATCAAAAACAATCAAGACAGAGTCACCTGTCCTGCAGACAACGTGGACCTTTGTAGAGCACTCAATATCCGTTTACCCGACACCAAAGGCAGGATACATAACTACGAACAAAACGATATCAAAGTTTATTTGTACAAATAATGAATAAAAAAATATTTGCCAAACTCCTTGCATACAGCGAAAACAACCTGGGCAAGATCACACAACCTTACATTCAGGAAACATTCGGGGTGGAAGTAAAGAGATGTGACACCATAGAACAGTACGTGGAGGCCATAGACGACGCTTGCCTGCACAAGTACTTCTCCAAGTACTGGCAGAACGACATGAAGAAATGGAAGTACTCGGGTGTGGCACTTATCGACGAAGTGAACAGTATCAAACCAAGGGCGGTGCTAGACGTTGGGTGTGGATACAACGAGTTCAAGGGCAAGATAGACAACCTCATCGGCATTGATCCCTACAACGATCGAGCGGACCTACAGGTCAGCACACTGGACTACAAGACGGATCAACTGTTTGATGTGATCATGTGTCTGGGTTCGGTGAACTTCGGTAGCAGGGACAAGATAATCGCGGAGGTGTCGAGATGTGTGAACCTGTTGGCGGAAGGCGGCACAATGTTCTTCAGGGTCAATCCTGGCGTGCAACACGACCGACCCGAGGCAGATTGGATAGAATTCTTTGCCTGGAATGTTCCCTTTATAATAGAACTTGCAGAAAATTTCAACTTAAAAGTGCTAGATATACGTGATGACACCAACCAACGTAAGTATTTTGTGTATAAAAAACTGGTCTCCCAGTAGACTTATGCTAGAATTGTGTTACAATAAGAAGTAAATACCTACAATGCAAAAACACACTAAAAGTTTATTAGAAGAACTCAGCTCAATGCCTCTCAGAAGAGACAAGGAAGAGGTCGTGGAGAGCAGGGCTTCTCACATCCTGGAAAGTGCCATAAGACTGATGAGCTACATAAGGGAGAACTTCGATCAGGACACGGCGTTCAAACTAGAGAAGAAATTCAACTCAGCGATCAAGAACATGGATGCATCCAAGTTCAGCAAAGGAGTCGCCCGTATAAAAGAGAACAGAGACATCAAAGAGAACGTGCTGAAAATCAAAGACGGCGAATACAAAGAGGACTAATCAATGTTGATAGAAGATGTCCTTACAGAATTCAAGAGGACACACCTTGAACACATCGAGGACATAGTGATCACCGATGGCTATGAGGGAGGCAAGGCTGTGGTGGAATACTTCAGGGGACTACTACTGACACTCAAAGGCACAAGTTCGGAAGCGATGAGTGTGTCTGTGAAGTGGGACGGCGCACCTGCCGTGGTGTGTGGAACCAATCCAGACAACGGCCGTTTCTTTGTTGGAACGAAATCAGTTTTCGCCAAGAACGCCAAGATCAACTACACTAAGAAGGACATAGCCAACAACCATGGCACGGACGACCTAGGACAGAAGTTGTTGAAGTGCCTAGTCCATCTCAAGAAACTGAACATACAGGGAGTGGTGCAGGGTGACTTGTTGTTTACAGATGAAGACATCACAAGGAAGAATGTGGATGGCAAACCAAATTTAACATTCACCCCCAACACTATCACATACGCAGTGCCTGAAGCCAGTGACCTGGGTAAACAGATAGACAGGGCCAAGGTGGGAATAATTTTCCACACAACCTATGTGGGAGACTCATTGGCAGACATGAATGCACAGGGTGGTGCAGATGTAAGTTCGTTCGCCAAAAGCAATGACGTGTTCTTCGACAACGCCACATACAAGGACGTTTCCGGCAGTGCCAAGTTCACCGATGACGAAACAAAGCAATTCTATAACGGCATAGAGAAACTGGAGAACCTGTTGAATGGTGTGCCGAGGAACCTATCCAGTGTGTTGGGACAGAACCAAGACTTCATACCCATGTTCCAGATGTACATAAACGCACGGGTCAAACAAGGACAACTACCTACAGACGTTGCCAAGTTCTTGCTAGGATTCAAGAAGTTCTACACGGACAGGATGCAACAGCAGATGTCAGGACTTAAGGCACAGAAGGCTTTACAACTGAGACAGGACAAGATGAAACAGATGCCAGTGTTCCTGAACAGGGCCAAGAAACCTCTACAGGCCATGCTCACATTCTACAAGGCGGTGCAGACAATGAAGGCATTCGTGCTCAAAAAGATGAACCAAGCACAGGCCATAGGATCATTCCAACAGACGGACGGCGGACTTGAAGTCACAGAGCCCGAAGGATTCGTTGCTGTTGACAAGTCAGGTAATGCTGTTAAACTTGTGGATAGATTAGGATTCTCAAGAAGGAACTTGACGGCTATCAGCAAATTCAAGAAATAGTTCTACTGTCTTGTTGATCTGGACACTTAATTTCTCCTCATTGAAAAATGTGTCATGGTTGTGTTTCCTGAGTGCCTGTGTCTGCAGGTATATGTCTTGCCATTTCTTGTTGCCGCTTTCCACCACACTCCCTTCGCTACACTTTGCCTTAAGATCTTGCAAGAGGGAAACTAACTTGTCTATTCTTTTCCCTGGATCCCGTTCGAGATCATAACTTTCATCAAAATAATTTCCAAATGTCTTGAACCCCATCTCTCTTAATTTCTGTAGATACAAGTAGTTGCCATGCACTACGAAAACATGTTGTGCAATTATTGGTTTCCATATCTTCTCAGTCATGAACACGTCGTAATCATTATCGTTGGTTTCTGATACCAAACTACACACTGTATCGATGTAAGGTAATTCATAGATATCTTGATCTAATCCAAAACGTGGATACTTGTCTGCATCGACATTGGGTAATTCGTACCCGTCAGGCATGACACTTTTTTTTGATTTATGCAAATGGAATGTGTGTATACTGTTGGTAAGCAAATCTTTTGCTAACAAATGATCATAAAGTTCTACTCTGTGGGGCCGGGCCGCTTTGTTTAGATAGAGAAAGTCATGTTTCTTGTGCCAATAACTGCCATTGTGATCATGGGTGAAATTAAATGTGTTGCCCTTGTGTTTTTTATACATGTAATACCAAAACCAACTGGTACCTCCAGTCCATTTGACGTGCTCTGTTGTAAATTCGGGCCAGACTTTTGCCTCTTGAGCTGTGCTTTGAATATTTTCTATTGACTCCCAAGGGCTGGCGGCGATGAAAACAAATCCTTGACTCTTTAGTAAGTTTAATCTACGCTGTAGTTCTTCATTAAATTCTTTGTTGACCGCTACTCTGGCGTTGCCATGATTGACATCGATGATGGCGAATTTCCTATCATAGGCGTCTAGATCATACCATTGCAAAGTGTAATATTCACAGGTCATGTCAAACGTTTGATCAGGTAGACTGTGCATGGAGATAAAATCTGCATAGTGCTGATTTTGTCCAGTCTTCATTACGTCTGTGAGAATAAAGTTTCGTTGCATATAGCCTATAAATATCCGTATGTTAACACCATTTTTAAAGTATGTATCTGAAGGCAAGGTGATTAGAAGGCATAGTGACTTGCAAAGATTCACTTTCCCAGAAGTCACAGAGCGGATATATCTCAGTTTCCTAGCCTTAGCATTGATGAGCCAACACAAGGACACACAGTCTTTCGCCAAGTCATACGCAGACCAGACCATGGCCAAGGGCACGTTCGATCAAGTGAGGATGATCAACAACGATCTCTCAAACATGCTGGCCATAGTGTCAGGTGATCCCGAGATTACCAAGAAGCTCAAGAACAAGGACCAGGCACAGGCCATGAGACAGAGACAGCCGGTGCCCGTGATGGCACTGAGGAGATACCTGAGGACCTGGGAGGATCACTATAAAAATCTCACTCACCTGGAGAGGTCACTGAACATACAGGATGCCAACCTCAAGAACATCAGGCGAGCGGTGGCCAACTACACGAAGTTAGATTCAAAGATGAAGATGCAGACCCTACACAGACTGCAACAGCAATTACAGGCCAAACTGCCCAACACTGACATACTGAAGAAATTCAAGGAACTGTGACGATGATCAAATATATCTGTGAGAAGTGTGGGTGTGAACAGCACTGTAGAAAATCCTGTACCGAGTGCAGGGACTGTCCAGACTGTGCTTGTAAAGAGTGTGATGCCAAACGAAAATAGTTTCTGGGTACTCTACGGTCAGCATACAGAACCAACATATCTAGAAGACGCGGGCAACGGACAGCAGGCACAGAGAGATGCCAGTTTGAAATACGTCAAGCAATGGCGTGTGTGCCTGGACATAGGTAGCAACATCGGACAATGGACCAGACCCTTGGCCAAACGTTTCGAGAGTGTGGTGTGCTTCGAACCAAATCCCAACTTCAGACAATGTTTCGAGAAGAACATACAAGAGAAAAATGTATTGCTCTGGCCTTACGGATTGTCAGACAAGGAACACAAGGCCAAGCAAGACTTCAACTCAACTGTGTTACATGAAGAGGATGGAGACATAGACTGTAGGACACTTGACAGTTTTGTGTTGACCAACGTTGATTTTGTCAAGATAGACGTTGACGGATTCGAGATACCATTACTGAACGGAGCGAAGGAAACTTTAAGCAAGAACGATCCCGTGATCAACATCGAAATGAAGAGGGACAAGAGGATTGATGTTGTTGTGAAATGTGAGTCAATACTGAAAGATCTAGGCTACAAGTTCCAAAAACGCACTAAAAGTGACGAAGTGTGGCTTAAATCTTAATATTACAGCATAATTTACCAACTTTACCACTAAATACTTGCAACTTGATCCCTGAGCGGGATCATAGTCATTTAAATCAGAAAAAAAGGAGGATTAAAAATGGCAATTAACTCAAACAACAATGCGGTTTTCGTAGCAGACACAACTACATTTGGTGACGTTGCGATCGAGTACTTCACAGTAACGGTCAAAGACAGTTCAACAACAGCAGTTGATATCGATGGGAACACGCACAAAGATGGAATCGTGGACAGAATTTTACAAGCGATTGCAACAAGAGGTACTTTAAAGTACTATAATGTAACAACAACCAACGGTGTTATCACTGTGGCAGTTGAGAGAGCAGATTCTTGGGCAGACACAGGAACTGGTACTCCAGCATCACCACAGACAGCGGCGATATCAAACATGCAGACTTACCTTAGAGCGTTAGGATCAGTGAGATGTAGAGCGAGTTCGGCTTCAGAGTCAGACGATGCTACTATCGACGTGGGTGGAACTACAGTTGCAGTTGTGACTAACATCTAA